CAAACACCTCTACAAAGGCAAACATAAGGAATAGACCATAGGTAATGGCTGGTCTTACCATTGCCCTAGAGTTGATAACCCATTGAGCAGAACCCTTGCTAATCTCTATATCGTGTGCGTACAGGGATTGTCTTTCTTGTACCTGTGTCTGCATTTCTACTTGTTGCGTTTTTATTTCTTCTACATGGGCTTGTGCAGCGTAACCCTTTTCTAGAAGTTCTAGCTCTCTTTCAGTCTGGAGTCTTGCTAGTTCTAGTTCGTGTTTCTTGTCGGACTTGTCTTGGAAGAAACCTAATAGACTAGGCAAACCGCCTGTAAGGAATGAAATAAGGGTAGTAAATAGAGTAATCATTTAAAAGTTCCAATATAAATAAAAAACAAAAACTATCCAACAAGTTCCAACAACCCAAGCCCACATGAACACATTAAAATCATCTTTCATTTCCACATTCCCCATGTACATTCGTAAGCAACCCAAGCTGCAAATATATAACACAATGCCATAACGCTTTTAATTATTCTTCTATCGTGTTGTTCTAGATACTTGTCTTGCCGTTCTTCCCACTTCTTTCTAGCTTTAATACTTTGTATTTCATCCCACGCCTTTTCGCCATATTTCTTAGATATTTCGTGCTTTATCTTTTCTTCGGACTCCTTAGCTAACATCATCCTTTGGAACTCATCTACAGCATCAATGATGGTAGTGGTGTCAGGATTAACAACCCTTGATTTCTTTCTTGAATCAGCCCTTTCTTTTGCTGTTTTATCCGCTACTGCTAGTACCCCGTCAATTGCCTTACTAAGTTCTTCTGATGCTTTTACAGACTCGTTAAGAGTTTTGGTAACAGTTTTAGCACCATCTATAATTCCAAAAGGGTCTGACATAGTTCATAGGCTTAATTTAATTTCAAGACAAGAGAAAGTAGAATAGCAATAATAAAAGCTGCCGAACCTATAAGGATCTGTTCTAAGCGTTTTAGCCTAGCGTTGATTCCTGTATAGCGTTCAGCACAGACAGCTTCGTGAGCAGACAAGGCTGCCTCGTTTTTATCTATTAAATCAGTCATGGCAAGGTCGCATCTAAGTTCTCAACGGAGTTAACTAACTTGCCATATTTGATTGGGTCAATGTCTGTCATGCTTTACCTTTAGGGTACTTGGTCTTTACTGCTAGACAGTCTGCAATGTACTTGTCAATCTGAACTTGGTCACCCTTTACTACACCATCAATGTAATCGGTGATGGGTGGGTATTCTGATGCTCTTTTAGCAATATAAGCATGGGCATCTACATAAGCCTGTACTGCGGCTTTATCGTATGCAACTTCGTTGCCGTCTGCATCGTAAGCAACATCGCCACGAATGGTGACTACGGATGGGTTTAGTTTAAAAATAATTTCATGGCTCATGAAGCAATCTCCAATAATTGCAATGTTGCTGGGTTATTAGTTGCACCGCCATTCATTGAGCAAGAATTACCAAGTCGTGTTTCCATTTGGATTTTATAAGTGGTAGCAGATGTTGTTGCTGGGCTATCAACACATTGATAAGATGATGGAAAATCACTAAATTGCGTAGCACTTGAAGAAAAAATTAAATTATCTCCCCCATAAACAGCAGTTGAAGCACCTCTAACTATTTTCAATCTTAAGCATTCACTTGCAACAGCGGGTCTTGTTATTCCACCCGAATTAAATAAAATTAATATTCTGCTAGTGGCAGATGTAGGAGTAATTGTTGCAGTAAAACCTACATCAACAAAACTTGTGCTTGTAGTTGAAAAAATACCGCCAGTCATTACTGCACTAACCACTTGCAACACAGAACCAGTAGGTAATGCGGCTTTAGGAATAGATTGACCGCTAGATGCTGTGGTAATAATTGTGCCAGTTTCGTCTGGAATAGTTAAAGTTCTATTACTTGTTATAGCAGATGGAGCAATAAAATCAACATAGTTTGTTCCATTATCTGTATCTTCATACAAACGAACAGCAGATGGAACTGTTGAATTTGCTGGGATTGATAAAAGACCAGATACAACTCTTGCTGATTCCACTCCACCAACAGTCAAGCCTATAGTATCTGCTGCTGGGAAGTAAATACCTGTGTTGGTATCGCCTGTGGTGGTGATAGCTGGTAAGGATACTGTGCCAGCTTGGACTGTGGTAACACCAGTAGCAGATAAAGTTGTAAATGCACCTGTATTAGCTGTTGTAGCACCGATAGGTGTGTTGTTAATCGATCCACCAGAGATAACAGGGCTTGTAAAAGTATTACCTGTAAATGCAACACCAGTAATCGTTCCACCTGTGATCTTAGGCGTAGTCATGGTATATGTGCCATCACGAATACCATCTCCGACATCTCGGATCTGCGCCATCATATCGCGCATAGTATCGTTTACTGCTGATGGGAGCATCCCCTCTGGCGCACCATCTGGAGGTGCTGCTGTGTTATTAGCAGGGGTTAGTGAGTATTTTGTATATGCCATGATTTTCCTTTTACTGTCCTAATAATCCTGCTGTTCCAGAAGGAGCTAATACAGGTGATACTTGTTGTAATTGAGTTCCTAAAGTTCTAGCCAACTCTGGTCTTTGCATCAATAATGCTCTTAGTGCAGCTTGTGCTGGTTGAGTATATGCAGCACCAACAGCAATAGGGGCTAGTAAGGCAGTAGGCTCTATGTATCCAGCACCCAATACCCCAAGACCTGTCATGCCACGATAAGCTGTTCCACTATCGGGCAAATTAGCACCCATTACTTTTTTGGCTGCCTCGGCTGTTTGTTGCATACCAGCCTCACCTCTAGCAAATGCGCCTTTTCTGATTGACTCATCTAAAGCCTTTGTAGCCGACAATAATTGTGCAGGGCTAAATACGCCTTCTTGTGCGCCAACACCACTCGCTGCTCTTTCTACTCGCAAGAACTTAGCAAATGATTGGTTAGCCTTATTTATTTGTTCTGCATACTGAGGGTTTACCCTAGCTAATAGATTGCGGATACTTAACTGAGATTCTTTAATAGCAGACCCTAAAAGTCTTTGGTCTCCATCGGATGATGTAAGGAAGTTCTTAGCCAATCGACCAAGATCGGAGTCAATAGACTTCCATGCTGTTCCTGTAATTTCACCAGACTTCATTCTGTTAAGGATCTTGTCATCTACAATTTTTGCTAATTGATTTGCTCTATCTGTTGGCAATATATTGGTTGCATCTGATGTAATCGCAGCTAAATCATCTAATAATGTATTGTCAGCAGAAACTTTAACTTTACTCAAAACCTTATTATAAGCGTTAGAAATGGCATCATCTGCAAATGTTATTGCTTCTCTGCCAAATAAAGACTTGGGAACTTTCTTACCTAATGGCTCTAGTGTTTCGTTTATAACAGCCTTGTTAAATGTTTCTATAGACCGCTTTTCTGCTGCTGTAACAATATCACCAGCAAAAGGAATACTCTTGGCTGCTTCTTCTAGCCTTTTGGCTGTGCCACCTAGTATCTGTCCTGGTGTAAGTTGAACACCTTGTTCTGCTAGTTTTCTAGCTTCGGCAGATGTTTGTGGTGATAACACACGACCTAATCCAGATAATACTTTTTGAGTTCCTGCGCCTGTTACTGCGCCAAGACCAACTTGTTTTAGTTTTTCTGTAGCAAACTGTTCTGTATCTAATACAGGCTCTAATGCGCCTGCTGCTGCGCCACCAATTGCTGCTTGACCAACAGGAGTTGCTGCTACTCTGCCAATTGCTTGACCTGTAGAAACTAACTGAGGCACTTTTGTAAGAGCCTGAGATGTTCTAGCAACTAAAGATGGTGCTGCTGCTGCTGGCACGATAGTAGCTGCAATATTACCAAGCACTCTCATAAAGTCTGTGCCTTCTTCGCCTCTTGCTGCTCTTTCTTGTTGATACTTTTGTTCTACAGCCTTGTTTAACGCATCTACTTTTTTAGCTTCTTCTGTAAAAAACTTACTTACATCATTTTCTACAGTTCCACCTAAAGATGTAGCCATAGCCAAAGTTCTTGGTAGCATTTGAGCTAAAGAATCTAATGTATCTCTTGCACCTCTTAAACCACCAGTTTTAGGCGCAGAAACCTCAGAAGCCATTTTTTGTTCTGATTGACTTAAAGCATATTGATACGCTTGAACTGGAGTCAATTCTTGTGCTGACTCTACCTCAAACTTACCTCTGCCAGGAATCTCTACATCATAAATAGGCATAGCTTTCCTTATCTTTGTCTAACAATAACACCTGATGGCAATTGAGGGATACCTAATTGCTCTCTTGCAGATGGTTTTGGTTTTTTATCAGATGGTTTTAATGTCAAATCTAATGTTTTAAATGGGTCAACAATAATCTTTGTTGGGTCTAATTCATAAGATGTTGCAATATCTGTATATTGTTTATTAAGATTATCTAGTTGTCCTTTTTGACTTACAACTAACTTCTTAGCAGAATTAACAAAATCATCTCGTTGAGCTTCACCAAGTCTTTCGCCTCTTAAAGCTCTGTTATACATATTTCTAATTTGATCTGGAACACCAGCAGCATTTTGAGCATTAGCAAACTCAGTTTCACGAACAACAGATGCTGGATCTAGAATTTTCATGTATCCAAAGATTAAAGAAAGGTCTCCTGCTGCCGATGGATCTTTTGCTGCTGATTCTACTTTTGCAAATGCTTGTGCGATACCTGTATAGTCTTTAGTTTTGTCTAAATACTGACTTCTTAATGTATTTTCTCTACCAAATGTATCTACTTCTTTTGTTTCTTTTTGTTTTGGAATTTGCTTAACAATATTAAGATTTTCATCCATAAATGCAATAGCATTACCAAGATCAATTTGCTTAAATGGTTTTTGTCCAGCTTTTGCTATTGTTGCTTGATATTCAAGAAACTTTAGTGGATCTTGCATTACTGCCTCTGGAATGATAGCCTCTTGCAACTTAGCAAGATCAAGAGTTCGTTTTGGTGCAATAGGCATTGTTAATGCTGACATTGTTTCAGCAGTACCATCTGCTTTAGACTGCGATCAAATGATTGGTTATAGCCTTCCATGCCTGCGCCTAGTGCGCTACCTAGTATTTGTCCTGTGCTGATAGGTTGTCTTGTTTGTCCAGACTGTCCTAACAATGCAATAGCAGCGTTTAATAGGGCTTGCTGACCAGCACCAGACTGCATCCTTTGTGTTTCAGCAGGACTAATAAACTGAGAGTAGTCTGGTTGTTGTCCGAATAAAGCTGATAGATCAATTGCCATAATTTATCCTAATAAAGAATTTGGATTTCTTGCTCTTTGTAGAGCTAATAAGTTATAAATGCCAGAGTAATCTACTGCACCTTGAGGCATTTGTGTTCTACCACCCATCTGCATTTGTGGCGTTGGTTGTTGTTGTGGTTGCTGACCACCACCCAACAAACCACTAGCAGATCTTAGACCTTGTAGGGCTTGTCCAACACTTATTCCTTGAGATGCTGCACCTAAAGCATTGGATGTTAATCCTGTACCTGCTAATTCTGCTGTTGTATATGCTTGCGATAAATTTTGTGCAATAGCTGCTTCACTTAATCCTTGTGCTGCTAAATTAGCTGCATCTGCTGCCACAAAAGAATCTACACCTGATGCTGTAAGGTTCTGTGCAATAGTAGCCTCATTAAATCCACTAGCTGCTAGGTTAGAGGCATCTGCTGCAAGTGTGTATGGTAAAGCCTGTGTTGCTGCTTGTTCTGCTGCACCAGATAATAATGTTGCGCCTAATGTATCTGCTAAAGCACCTTCTCCGGCTAATGTTGCTAAACCTGTTTCTGTTGCGCCAGTAAATGCTGCTGCTCCTTCTGCACCACCAGCTAATGTTGCAAGTTCTGGCAATAAATAAGGTGCTGCTACTGCTGCTGCAATTGGTGCAACAACTTTATAACCACCTAAAGGATCAATTACTTCTTTTTCAAAAGAAGCGCCTACATCACCAACAGCTTGACCAACATCTTCTACTGCTCCAAGGATGCCACCGCCACCACCTGATGTACCTAATACATCAGAAATAGGGTCTGTGATTGCAGAAACAATGCCACCTCCACCACCGCCTTGAGGTTGAATTTTCCCATCTCCACAATGCTCAAAAGCACCTTGTGGTAGATCAGGAATCTCCATCAATGCACAGGCTCTGTTGTTGAATCTCATAATTTATGTTCCACCAATATTTGTTTTTCTACAAATCCAAGTCGTTTTGTTAGTCGTGCAACAGAGTTTCTAACATATCCCTGTACTTTTGTTGCTCCAAATGCTTTAAACAATAAACACAGTTGTTTGTATTCTTCTTGATTAGTTACAAACTTACCACCATATGCACATATAAAAGCCACTTTTTGTTTCGGATACTGAACAAAAGATATAACTATGACACCTTGTATTTTATCTTGTTCTACACCTACAAATAAATGCAAATGCTCATTGATTAAAGAACTTTTTATATCTTCTACATCATATTCATCGCACTCGCTTTTAGTGAGTGCATCGGCAATATAACCCTCAATAACAGCCCACTCAGACTGTATTTGTTTTGGGCTATATCGCCTTACTAACAATTAGAAGAATCCACCACCTAATAATCCACCGAGTGTTGCACCGCCTAATGCACCATAAGTACCACCGATTTGTGGAAACGCTTGACCTAGTGCATAACCACCTAGACCGCCTGCAATTCCACCACCAAGAACTCCTGCACCACGATTCTGATAGGTAGGAGCATTTGTGGTTTGTGTTCCATAGCTTCCTAATGGAGTGCCATATACCGATGACAGATAGCCTTGTAATTGCTGATAGGGTAACTGTTGTCCAAACTGGTAACGAGCCAATTGCTCTTGTAGAGGTTGTGCAGCGATAGCCTCTTGTTGCGCGCCCACTTGAGCCAATGTCTGAGAAGGTAGGAACTGTTGACCATAGAACTGAGGTGCTAGACCAGCCAACTGAGCTTGTTGCAACTGAGCCTGTTGCTGTAGCCCTCTTTCCTGTTGGTACTGTGTTCCTGCTATATTGGCTGTAATATCCCCTAGAGACCGCCCATAAGCCTCTGTAGCAGTTCCTAATGCTCTTTCCATAGCACCACTACCCAATCGACCAGATCGACTGTAAAGGCTCGATATGCCAGGCAATACTGCTTGGCTAAACTGTTGGGTTAGTGGGCGAGTAGCTGCCTCCATCATCGCTTGTTGGTACGGATTGGCGTTTAAGAACCCACCGGCAGCAGTCTGTCCGACTTGACCTAAAGATGCTTGATAAGCCTGTTGTGCCTGTTGTAGAACAGGAGACTGTTGGCGAGCCAATTGTTCTTGCTGTGCAATAGCCTCAGTCGTAGCAGCCGATGGGCTTACATAAGTCTGACCAGGAAAGAACTCAGGTTGTTGTCCTGTTAAGAATAGACTCTGCGCCCTCTGCAAACCTTGGGTAAGGTATGGGAGTAACGCTGGATCTACTGACGATGTGCTTGTGGTTGTTGCCATAGTTTTATCCTACGATGATGTATTTATAAGTCATGCCTGATACTGTATTAGCTGGATGGCTAATAGTGGCACTTCCGTTGGTTACTGCTGATATATAAGGCATTGTAAAAAGATTACTGGTATAGCCATTCGATGATAGATAACTCATGGTGGCTATGATGCTTGGTGTTGCTGGTCTAGTAGGTGAAGTATCTGTACCAAAATGCTCAATCGTTACACCAATATCAGATGGTCTCCAAGCTAACTCTACATAATCGTTTTTCTCTAAACCAATAAAAAAGTTTAATGAGCCAATCATATGACTTGGAATGCCTGCACTTTTTCTTTGTGAGATACCAAATTTACTGTTTGATGCTGCTACATTAGTACCATTTTTTCTAAACCATACATCTACAAACTCAGGATCATTAACTGTGCTTTTAAACTGCACACTAAACTGAATGTTGTAGAGTCCAGAGTAACCTGCTGTTAGTTTCGTACTAGTTACTAGACTTGCACCTAAAGCATAGTCTGTAGTGCTAAACGACATAATATTGGCTGCTGTAGTTGTTGTCGCAGCTTGGTCTGTATCGTCTTGTACAGCTAAATAAGGATAAAATGCACTAGCAGATACATCATCTGCTGGCATTAGGATAATTACTGATCCTGAACCAATCCGAGCATCTGTTAGTGTCGTAGTGCTTGCATTACCTGTAGCTAGAGTTACCGACCCTGTATTGTTAGTCTTGCCATTCATAATCCCATTGACTACCTCGGCTACTCCACGAGGATCGCTACCAAATGGGGGTAATGCTCTAAACATTATCTAGTTCCTAAAGGGCTTAAATCTATGTCCATTCCGACTGCGGATGTCCAACTACCTGTAGGAGTTAATTGTAGACGATGATAGCGACCAACACCACGCACAGACACTCTATTTTCGGCATCTGCTGCTGTTTGTGATCCAAATACTGTGGACTCTGTTAAAAGCCTACGAGACAACAATGCTACGCTACCAGAGCCACCCTCAACAGTAGGTTTTACTAATGTAATAGATGAGGTAGATCCTGGCACTTCTATATCGCCTGTTTCTAGGTACGCTGTAGCGTTAGCACCTGAAAAGGTAACAATCTTTGCACCATCCACACCGGCTAACTGTAATCTGCCACCAAGCCAAATTCGGCTATCAAAGGTAGTAAGGATTGTTTCTAATGTTCCATATGTATCCATACCTTCTAATGTAACCGCAGGGGTAGATGTAGATGCAACTCTATCTACAGTAGTTGTTCCGCTAGTCCAACGCTGAGTCTGATAGTTATAGATTAACAAGCTATCCGCAGTTGCAGAACTGTTAGAGGCATATGCCCAAATAATAAGTTTCTTTGTTGGATCTACTGCAGCAGACATAAGGTATAAAGTACCTTCATCTACATTGTCAAAAAAGAATCGGTTTACTTTTTCGTTACCAATCGGCACTACATTTTGACCATCGCAGGCATAAAAGCCATCATCGCCTAAGAAGAATGATGTTCCACCATACTGGATAATCGAGTTAGCCTCATAGCATCCTAAATTACGACTAATGTTATCAAATTGGAATACCAATGGGCTACCAACATACGACATACGATAAATAGAACGATCCATAAAGACTAGACCATATTCACCACCTGTAACACCGACCACAGAGCCACCATCGGGAATATCTTGGAAGTCTGCTTGGGTCGTAGCGGAAGCTGTCCAACTAGACTCGTCTCCCAACGCTGACCATTGCACTCTGTTTTGATAACTTGATTGATAGCCTGATACTACAAAGTCTCGCACTACTGTTACATATCTTGCTTCTGGTGCATCTGCTGCTAGGTTTGCAAATAAAGAAGAACTATTTAAGTTAAATCCCTGTAATTTATCAAAGCCATTAGCTGCAACAATTACATTACCAAATTGCGTAAATCTAAAACGCTGATCGGTAGGAGTTGAATAGTTACCCGATTTTGACACATTGTCTAAAGACAAATCGCTAGTATCTAACTTAAATAGTTTTGTAGAGCCACCAGTAAATACAGTTGTAGCTCCTGCCGTTGTCTTGCCTGCAACAACATTGTTTAGGTTTTCGGATGCTGCTAAAGAATAATCTACAGCAGTAGGCAATGCACCATATCCAACGAGTTTAGAGTAAACATTCTCTGCTCGTCTTAGACCATTAGTAATGCCTGGCTGATCTGGTGTCCATTCTCCGAATGTTATTCTGCTGATTGCCATTAATTATTTACCCATGAATTATTACTACCAGAACTTGTAGTCCAAG